TGGTGGCTCTGATCCTTTTTATCGCCGGTGCAGTAATCGGCACTCTGGCCGTCCCTGTGGTGCTGTCCATGTTCTATTCGTGGTACTGGCTGTTCCTTTATGCCGGTTATCTGCTTGTCATCCTCTATGTGGCGCTCTACTGCATCCGCTACAGCTATGAGGAACATATCAATAACGGAGGGAAATCCTATGCAAAACGCCAACATCGGTCTGGTTGACATTACGTTGACCTGCCATTTCGAGGTTAAGGACGCCGAAGTATTCGGCGGCGCTGGGAGCGTCGGCTACACAAGCGTTGCACTGAAGCACGCGAAAGCTGCCGACCAGCTTGTGGGCATCATCAACAATTCGGTCCAGTGTGAAGGCTTCCTCTACGCCCAGCGCAAGAGCACTGCTGACCTGCTCGGCGTTCCCGTCGAGTGCGTCCGGGCCATTACATACGACCAGTATGAGGCTGCGACCGGGGACGATGAAACGGAGGACGACGATGAAGATTATTAAGCCCGGCTTCGAGTTCATCACGCCCATTGACGGCAGCGTAATCCTGAAGCGTCTTGAGGAGTGCGGGCGCGTCTGCTACAAATCCGAGGGCAAGATCACAGACGACAGCGCCCCTAAGTTCGTTGCCGGTATCATCAAGCGCGGTCACGAAGCGGTCTTGGAGCATTGCAGCTTTACCGTGAAATTCATTTGTGACCGTGGCGTCAGCCATGAGATCGTCAGGCACCGGTTGGCATCCTATTGTCAGGAGAGCACCCGCTACTGTAATTACGGAAAGGATCAGTTCGGCAGCGAGATCACGGTCATTGAGCCGTGCTACCTGAACGAGAATACCTTCGCCTACGACGAGTGGAAAGAGGCTTGCCGCCGCGCTGAAACAGCCTACTTCAACCTTCTGAATTGGGGCCTGTCCCCGCAGGAGGCCCGCGCAGTGCTCCCGAACAGCCTCAAAACGGAGGTCGTTATGACGGCCAATATCCGCGAGTGGCGTCACTTCCTGCGGCTCCGCACCTCAACCGGCGCACATCCGCAGATACGGGAAGTAGCTACACCACTGCTGCGTGAGTTGCAGCAGATCGTTCCTGTTTGCTTTGATGACATTCTGCCGAAGGAGGCTAACCATGAAACGAGCTGAAATTCTGGAACAGGCGCGTAAATGTGTCTGCGGAGAGCGAGAACGTGAATACGGCAGACCCGAAAACAACTTCGCCCTTATCGGCAAGCTGTGGGAGGCGTATACCGGAATGCACTACAGCGCGAAAGACGTTGCTATGATGCTGGCGCTTCTCAAGGTGGCCCGCATTAAGACCGGCGTCAAGGGCGACAGTTATGTTGACTTGGCCGGTTACGCCGCCTGCGCCGGTGAGATCGCCACGGAGACACCGAAGGCCCCGCCTGTCAACACCTGTATTTCCTGCGGCGCTGAAATCCCTGAGGGGCAGCAAGTTTGCCCCACCTGCCTAAAGGAGGCGTCAAGATGAATGCGCTGACCGCAAAAGAGGCAGAAGCGTGGACTTCTGAAATGGCCCGTGTGGCGAACATGACCATTCGTGAAATCCTCGAAGCCGCTGACCGCAACAACATTGACCGTGATTCTGCTGTTCAGTTCTTCGCAGACCTGTTCCTGACCATGACAAGCGTTGCCACCTTCGAGCGCTTCGACTTGGGAGGTGATCCGCATGGCGAGGGA